TCTATTAGAGGCTGGTCTATTTCTTCTCTTTTTTGGATTAGGCTTCGCCTCTTCGCCAACCATTTCTTGAGTTTCAACAGCAGTGTCTTCAGCGACTACTTCTACTTTAGTTTCTTTGAAGTAAGACTCTTTGATAGTTGCAACCTTTGCAGTAAAGGTTTCAGCATCATTGAAATCTACATCTTCAACCAGGGACTTAAGCTTTTCAGCTTGCGACTCAGATAGACCAACAGATGATTCACGGATGATAGCTTGACGAGTCAGTGTATTTACTGATTCTTTCAAGTTAACGTTATCTTCGATCTTCTCATTCAATGATTCTTCCAGCTCATCGACTTTGGTAGACAATTCGTCAACCAGGTCCACTTTGCTATCCGGAACTTGAATGTAGTTTTCTACGAAGACACCATGAAGTGCAGACATAAAGTTCTCAGCGATTTCGGTACGAAGACCGGATTCGATTGCAACTTTATTATCTTCCATCCACTGTTCTACGACGTAGTTGAGGTAGCCATCAACTTTCTCGACGAGATCATTCTGGATACGGGCAGTTTCTTCTGAAAGTTCTTCAGCATACTGCTCTTCCAAACGCTCAACATGTTCGCTGAGTTTTGATTTGAGAGCTGCTTCGAAAATTACAGATGCCTTATCCTTAAAGCCTTCAGAAAGAGTTGCCTCAGAATCAACAAGGGCAGTCAGGTCTTCATCGAAGTGGCCTTCAGCAATTGCTTCTTCATCGGATTCTACAGATTCGGCACACATTGCTTCGTATGCTTTCATCATCTCATTCTTTTTCATTTTCGACATTTTGCTGTACATAGCATTTAGCATGCCAGCTTTTGTCTTTGGTGCTGCTGCTTGGGCTGGTGCAGATTTCTTAATCTCTTTACCAACTTCATCAGCCGCTGCGTCGCCGTCAACCTCTTTGGCTGCCGCCGACTCATCCAGTTCCTCGTCAGAAACTTCAACGTCTTCAACGAGTTCATCCTGGAGTTCATCAACTACGATGTCATTGTTTTCTTCAGACATGTGTTTCTCCTAATGAGTTAAAGTTTTGAGAGGAAATCTTTGAAAGCCTTCATTTGAATATCTGGATTACCAGTACTCACAGCTTCCTTGATCTCAGTCTCGAACTGTTCAATTTCTTGTGCCTTTAGGAAACTTCCGTTTTCCCAAATCCATTCGACGCCTTCCATGATCCCATTCACAAATGCTTCAGGGGCAGAAGGGTCTTGTACGATATCAACGGTTGCGAGTTGGAAATCCTTCCCGACATAGTTAACACCGCCTCGTTGCGCAAGACTACCCATACCACGACTTGAGACACCAAGCTGAACACCTCCATCCATCAAACCTTTTACAATTTGACCCATAGGAGTATTCAGGATTTGTGCCTTACCCACAACATTATTTCCCTCCCAACGGAGTTCTGTAATCTTGTGAGATACTTTATCCAAATTAATGGTAGGACCTTCTGGGTGATTCAATTCACCTACGGCTCTACCTTTGGAAACCTGTTCAGACATGTATTTATTAACGGCTGCTTCCATGACAGCCTTTGGATAAATACGTCCGTTTCTATTTTTAGAGTCAGCTTGCATGAAGATACCTTCAATGACGTACTGCTTCTCACCGTTCTTTTCTTCGGTGAGGTAGTTCAAGTCATTTTCTACGTATTCTGTAATTAACTTCATGTTACTTCCCCATAAGTTTAGTAAAGTCATTGACTGCTTTTTCAGCATCTTTTGCAGACTTAAAGGTGTCTAGTTTATCGCCATCTAGATAGGCAACAAACATATTTCCCTTTTGAGTAATTACTGCGTCAAACTTTTCCTTACCAACTTTAAATTTCTTTACTTGCTTTTCACCCGATGGAAGTTTAAAAGCTTCATCAAGCGTCGTCAGATTCCTGATCTGTAAGAACGTCTTCATTCTCTTCTACTTCCTCTTCGGACTCAAAGTCCATTTCTATTTGTTCTTCTTCACCAGACATCATTGCCTGACCAAGCTGAACCTTTTTATCGTCCATAGCAGAATTAATTCTATCTGCCATAATACTAGTAAACGCATTGCTAGCTTCTACGTTGTCACCTGAGTTCAATGCACTAATCAAATCTTTTGTTTCCATTACAATCTTTCCTCATATGTAATAATATTTATACAAATTTAAATTTCATCATCTTCGGCTGGAGGTTCATCCTCTTCACTGCCTTCATCATCGATTTGCTTATCGATTTCTTCAATGTCCTCATCACTTTGCATAAGAACATTTTTACGTACCCATTCCATAGAGTAGTATTTACCAACAAACTCATCAAGCTCACGAAGTGTACCGATCTTCTCACGAAGCAATTCAGCGTTTTTCAGTTCAGCAAAGTGAGTATCCTGCAAGAAGTCAAAGTTGATACTGTCTCGGATATCCAACCATTCTTCTTCGGTAACAATACCTTTGAGAATCAGCTGAGTTCTGAGAATATCAACAAAGAGTGATGCAAACTTTTTACGAATGCGTGAGATAAACTTTTGGAACTTAAGTTCGTCACGAGTAATCTCAGAAGAACGGCCAAGGCTAAACTGCGCTTCTTGCTCTAGGCGAGAAGAAGGAACGTTGAGCGACTTGTAGACTTTCTTTTGGAAGTATAGGATGTCGTCGATTTGTCCGAGGTTTTCCCCGCCTGGTAGCGTGGTAATTTCTGTACCTCGACCACCTTCTCGACGCGGTAGCCAGAAGTCTTCCAGCATCGACATGTGTTTACGGTCATCTTTCATCTCCCCGGTTGATGCATCATAAACCATCTTATTGCGATAGTTGTTCATGATACCCTTCACGTATTCTTCAGCCTTACCTTTCGGAAGGTTACCAACATCAATATAGAAAATACGACGTTCAGGAGCACGTGACAAACGGTAGATAACAAGTGAATCTTCCATCATACGGAGCTGGTTAACAGGCTTCAACGCTTTATGGAGATATGACAGTACTTTCTTACGTGTAGGATCTAGAACACCTGACGTTACGTAAGCAATAGAATCCGGTGCAATCTTCAAACCTTGATTGGATTTGTTCATTGCTTTATCTTGGTACATATAGAACTCATTTTGACCAACCACAATTTCTGTGCCAGTCTTAGGATCTTTTTCCTTTACAAGTTCTTTTACTTTACGAATACGAGTAGGATCAACTGGACGTAGTTCAATAATACCACGTTTCGGTTGTTTCTCGTCAATGATCTTGTGGTAGAACAAACGTCCATCGATATACCAGCGACGGAAGATATCATGCCCATACCAGTTCATATTAAGCAGACTCATAACAGTCCCAAACTCTTCACGGATCATCTTCTTAATCCGGTCAGGTTGGTCCAGGTCATCAAGAATAATATCAACAGGAGACGAGTCATCATCAGAAACAATTGCTTCTGACACAATGTCATCAATTGCAGCATCACATTCCGGTTGGGATGCAATGTCACGATACTTTAAAATTAAGTCAGCTTCGTTCTTAACGTTCGAACCTGAGGTGTCAAGATATTGACCAAAATAGCCACCGGCATTGACAACGTGGCCTGCACCGTCTTCATCATCACGAGGTACGAAAGATACTTTTTTACGTTCCTCTTTTTCCTCAGCTTTACGCCTGATCTCAAAACCAAATAATTCGGCCATTCTTAAACTCCTGTGTAGATAAGGAGGGGACTTACATCCCCTCCGTCACTACTATTTATAACACCATTATGTAGTAGTGTTTGATTCCCAATATTGAACTTGCAGCTCAACAGTGAATTCTTCAATTGTGTTCTCACTGTCGTAAGAAACATCAATCGCAGAAACGTTAGTTGGGAAACACCCACGAATATCATAACGCTTAGTTACTTCACCGGCTTTATTCAATTGCTCAACAATCATATCGGCTTGATAATCAGTTGGGGTTGAAAGACCTGTGTTGTTTACGTGTTGGTTGATACCATTCATCCAACGCTCAAACGCGTTACGTGCATCCATAGACACATCATTAATTACTGTGATGCTCCATGGTTCAAATGTACGATCACCGGCGATTTGCAACTGACGACCACGGAATGGGATCGTAATTGGTGCAATTACAGATGATGGAAGCTGAGCTGCTTTAATCATGAAAGATGTAAGCTCAACATCACCGCCTGCATAGCCAGGGAAGTTCACAGTCGCCTTGAACAGGTTAGCACGAGAACCGCCACCGACAAGTTTTGATTTGAAATCATCTACGCCTAAAATAGCCATTGTCTACTCCTTATTGTCCGACGATCTCAGAGAACTCTACGCCAGTACGTGTAGCGATGAAGTTCAATGTGATAAAGTTAATAGAACGTGCGGGCTTGATGTAGATATCAGCGACGAAACGGTTTGTGTCGATAACCTGACCTGTGTTGTTTGTTTCATCACAAACGACCAAGAAGTCAGTAATACCACGACGACCTTTTACATCACGTAGGAATGGTTCCACCAAGTTACGGAACTGAGCACGAGTGAATTCATCGTTGAATTCAAACAACTGGAATTTAGAAGCAGTAGCAACCGCTTTTTCCAATACAATGAATAGACGACGAACGTTGATTCGGTCGAAGGCTGATGGCTTAGCCAGTGCAGTCTTATCACCGAAGAGGACTGTTCCCTCACCTGGGAAAGATACGATCGGGTTGACGCGAGCTTTGTAAAGATCGTCACGATCGGCTTTCTTAGGATTAAAGGCAACCTTTGTAACACCAAGTAATTGACCACGGTTAAGACCTGCCGGTGAGAACCAAGGGTCGGCCGCGTTATCAGTGCCTGCACATAGACCAGCTACTGCACCCGAAGCTGCAATCCAACGATATACGTCGTTGTACTTGTCATAGACGTAAAGCGCTGTTGAATCAATAACCGCATAAGAAGATGAAGTTAGCTGATTTGCCCAAGTAATAACGTCTGAAGCTGCAGTTGAGTTATTAACTGTATCTGCAATACGTGGAGAGATAAACACTACACAATCTTTACGACCTTCTGCAAGAGCAATCATGTTATTTGCATGAGTTACGCCATCTGCGCCAGCTGGAGCTTCACCCGAGATGATCAAGTTGACATCAAGAGTTTCAGCATCGCTGAAGAAGTCGTATGCGATATTAAGTTCGCCGACTGTTGGAGAGTTATCGTCAGTACCACCAGAGAGCTGCAAAGTAGTTGCAGTAGACGCGGTAGTATATTCAGAGTTAGCTGCAGGCTGACCCATTTCAGGGTAAGTAGCGGTGTCGTGATTACCGAACCAAACATATGCAGAACGGCTATTTAGCACGTCGGCATAGAAGTTGTTAGTACCGTCTTCTGCCAAAGCATCAGATGCTTGTGACAAGAATGAGTATGTTTCGAGAACAGTACCAGCTTCACCAGTGAACGCACCATCTTCGTCAACTACTACGACGTGCATTTCATCATTAAGACCGTTACGATTTGAAACGTAAGATGAAGTGCCAGGAGCAGTATCAAAAAGATTTTTGTATGCCCAAGAGTTAAATGCAGTTGTGTTAGCGGTACAATACGAAATTAGAAGTGAGTTGCCCCAAGTTCCAGGATACTTAGCTACCATGAAAGATGCAGCAGGTACAGCTGTACCTTCATAGTCACTTTCGTTAGTAATCTTAATACCAATTTCGTTGTTTGTTGCGTTTAGGTTGTCGGTTTCAGCACGAACGACGCGTAGTGTATTACCGTACTGCAAGAATTGTGCAGCAGGCATAAAATACTTGTATGTTTCGGCGCTAGGTTGGCCAAAGACTTGGACGAGCTCTTTTTCAGAGCCAATTGTTCTGATTTCTCCTACAGGACCCCACTGGAAAGCTCCAGCAATTGCGCCAATAGATGTAGAAACCGCGGGAACAACATTCGTCAAGTCAATTTCTTTTACCTGTACACCAGGAGAGACTTGAAATGCCATAAGGGTTTTTCCTCTTCAGTTAATTTGATAAGAATGCATAATACGGTGGTTCTTCAATACTATTATTTATAA